CATCGTTTCCGGAATATCCCGCTCGTTGCGCAGAGCGGTTCTCGTGCTGATACGCAGGAGTCATGCGCTGGCCCACCGGTTAATCCCACTGAAACATTGTGCGCGCGCTGTCCGGGCAGGTTTGTCTATCGTAGGAGGAGGGTTCCGTTGATCCCTACATATTCGAATTAAGTATCAGCTCAGCGGAAATTATGTCTTCTGAACCTACCGTTCCCCGTGCCGTGGTCACTAACCACTTCCTTTCTGGAGTTCTTGGCGCTCCAGTTGGTAATCCCCGAGTCAAGAAGGACGAGTACCGGCGTTACGCTGCTACCGCCCGAACTTCCGCTGTCCTACAGGACAACTCTGAATCCCGCGTTGTGTCTATCCAATATGAAGTTGGCCGGGTTTACGAGCACATCAAGGATGCGCTCGGTGTTGCTACTATCGGAACAGCGTCGTACGATGCGATGTACGATACTCACGCTGATCTGCGTGACGATTTCATAAACCTGGCTCGTAAGTATTCCAACTTCAGTTCGGTTTTCGAAATCACTAATCTGGCCGGCGTTGTCGAACGTCTTGGAAAAGCACTGGCCTGTGCTAGCTTGTATGACAACCTTGAATCGTCGCACCTGCGCTCGACCAACGAGTTGACCATCCACACTCTCGGTGCAGCCGATGCTCCCATTACTGCGCTCACCAATGCTGTGTTCATCCCACGTCTTGTTGAAACCCAGATGAACCAGAACATCTTCTCCGTTTTGGCTAATGCTGTCGCCGGTGAAGGTAGTGCTGTCGCCACTGACGTCGTTGAACTCGACGCTACTACCCGTCGTCCATTGATCTCGTCTGTCTCTGGATCTGCTCTCACCGCTGCCATTGTCGGTAGCCTCCGTATTCTGGGCGGAAACATGGCTGCTTGTAACGTTGGATCTCTCTTCGGTTACGCACTTGCGCGTGGTCTCCACAGTGTGCTTACTGTTGTAGGTCACACTGATGAGGGAGGTTTCATGCGTGACGTCTTTCGTCGTGGGGCCTTCTCTCCCCCCTTTGGAGGTATCCACTCTGGCCTTGACGTGTATACCGGCATCCCCGCGCTGCAGACA